TGATTCGTTGAGTCCAACGGCACTGGGCGCTCATAGTAAAGCACCTCGAAAGCGTAGGCTGCAGCCGGGGTAGGTCCCAAGAACCAATGCGTGTAGTCGTAGTCCGCGTAGTAGAGCGGCACGTCGGTCTCGGTCGGGTCAGGCCAATAATTGCGAATGTATTCGTAGCGACGTTCAAGCACCGGTCGACGTTCACCCGCAACAGTCACATTTATCGAAACCGTTTTTCGCCACCTCGCGGGTTTAGCTACCACCGGATCGCTCGCGGTAAGTGTGGATGTATCGACCGTCAGATTTCCGAGAAATTTAATCTCTGCCGCCAGAATCTGCTCGGCCAACATAATGAACGTCGGGATTTTATCGATGGTGGCCGTATCTGTACGTTCCAAGTAGGACTGAACGTCTGCAGCGAGGCTTGTGTAAGTCATCGTCACTGCCATGATTTCACCTCATGAATGCAGCTTCGGCTGCGCGACGTCGAGTAAGCCCCGGCAAGACTCTTCCGGCAGCTTTATTCCATTTCTGGCACTCTTCGGCTGCACCGCTCCAATCCCCCGCATCAACGCGCTTTTTGAACGTGGAAACCCGAAAGTTTCCTAGGCCACAATTATACACCCAACTCGTCACGGCAGCAATGCGTCTTGGTAAAGCAATTTGGATCTTAGGCGAGAGCTTGGTGATGCCCTGCACAAAATACTCAACATGATGGTCTAGAGCCTCTTCGCACTGCTCCATCGTCCAGATGGTGCCGGGGTTAATGTCAGGACCTGTTGCACCCCAACCAATAGTCCATGGATGCCCACGGGTTCCTGGGTCAGGATAAGCTGTTACACGCCCATCAGGCAAACGCTTTGCTAGCCCCTCAAACGGCTTGATGAAAATATCTTTGCAAAGCTTCTTAGCCTCGTTCATGATTTGTTGTACTTCTCAATGCTGCGCCCAACAAACCAGAACGTTAGCATCATGTTAAGCATGGCGAAATCATCTTCGTCATAACTCTTTGTCAGCACCTCAGCCCAGTTAGCGTTGGTTTGAAATGCAATCGTCAGACCGGCTGCTTTAACAGCCACGTAAACGCCAAAAGCAATCCAAGTAAGGCCCGGACGGGTAACAGCAGTGATAAAAGACGCGAGCCAGCCCGCTTCCTTCGCAGTGGTAGCCTGCTCCTTAAATGCCTCTTTGATTGTGTCCATCTGCTGGATAGAATAGTCAACATACTTCTCCTCCATCTTGAACTCGCCACGCATCTTCTCTAGATCGGTCTGTAGCTGGAACATACTGAGTTCATGCTGGCGCTCGTTCTTTTTGTCCATGAACTTGAGGACTTCAGGGGCAAGCCTGAATAAGCCACCGAAGATGGAGCCAAGAAGACCGCCGCCAAGTAGTTCAAACATAATTACCCCTTGGCCGTCACAATGTCTTGACCCTTCTTAACCGTGACTTTGCTGCCTTCAACGTCAACCTGCATGGGCTGCTCGGCACGGTCAAGCTTGTCAAGACGATGGATCAAGTCCTTGATGACTTCAAACTCGGGCTTTTCTTGTTTCGCAGCAGTGCCAGCAATACCGTTGAGCATTTGAATAAGTGCAGTAAGTGAAGCACCAAGCAAGCCCATCACAGCAGCAATCTTTTCGCCTTCAAGGAAAAGGGACGCACCCACGCCCACAAGCACAATCATGAAGATGTAAAGCAGGCCATTTTCACCAATGGCCTTACCCGCGACTTCTTTGGCTGAATCTTGAGCCTTTAACTCTTCAAGCCGGATATTGGCCTGTGCTTTCAGAACCGCAAGTTCGTGGGCCTTGTCATCCATCATATGCCTAGCAGTTTTTTGACAAAGGTTGCAGCCACGCCTGGACCAAGCAAGACAGCAGCAATCGTGATATAAAGCAACCACTCGATATGCTTCATGCGCTTACTGCCGTCACTGAGGCGTTTCTCGATGTTCTCGTAGCGCGTAGCGCAGATCGCCTCGTGCACCGAAAGGCGCTTGTCTAAATCTTCGCTCATGTTAAGCCGCCTGTTGTGCCTCGGTCGTAGGCACTGGTTGGAGAACCGGAGGTTTTGCCGCTTCTTTCATGCCATCAATCAACTGGTAGACCTCTTGGTACGGCCGTGTACCAAGGTAACCGATGATTTGGTTCGCGAGTTCAATAGGGATATGCAGCTTCATATTTATTCCTTACGCATTTTTTACTAAAGACTTTGATACTAATAATGGGTCAATACCAGCAGGAATGGATGATGGGTCTATGATGTCACCCACTCCATCTCCGTCACGAAGTGCGTGGATACAATAAGCAACAGTACCGTCCTCCAAAGCAACTAATTCATGGTTCTTTTCTGCTTTAATGTAGATCATGTGCGGGGCTTTGAACTCACTGGTTTTACCTTCGACGGTTACACGTAAAGAACCAGAAGCTAACAGCGTCAGATGATCAAATTCATGCTTATGGCCTTGTTCGGTGTCGCCAATTTTCGCGAAATGCATTTGCTTTGCGAATAGATTGGCTACGCAACTTATCGCAAATGACGGAAAACTCATGTTTGTTCCCCTGCAACAGTCACTGGAATAGTCGGCTGCACAGGAGCCGTGAATGTGCCATCTTGATGCTTAATAAAACCGACATCAACCTCATCCGAGACTTCCTCAAATAAGGCGCGTACATCAGGGTGAAAGCATTCATCAATCCCAAAATTACTGGGCGGCGTAAATATTTCGACGACTAATCTGTTAAGAACTCGTGCATATTTCATGATTACCACTCCACAATGACTAATCCGGGACCGTTAGTACCAGTTACATTACTAGCTGACCCACCACCTGGAAACCCACCAGAGCCGCTGACTGAGTTACTATTACCACCCCCACCACCTCCACCATTCGTTCCTGAGCCACCCGCTACACCGTGAGAGCCTGCAAAAGCACCTCCACCACCACCACCTGTTCCTATGAAATCTATACTGTTTTGGAAGCCGGGTTGACCGGGCTGGCCTCCTAGAGTCCCAGAATTTGTTGAACCATAAGTCCCGCTGGCGCCTCCAGCCGCGAAATACCCAGACCCCCCCGACCCGATATTATTAGAAAAAGAGGTAGAACCGGCCCCACCACCCCCAGCCCCTCCACGCCCAGGCTTACCACCACTAGCGCCGCCATTGCCTCCACTACCTAGCAATGAGCCAGAACCACCACCTCCGGATTGAGAATTACCAGCAGAATGAGGATCAGCGCCACCTCCGGTGGTATTTATATCACCTCCAGAGCCAGTCCCACCCGAAGCTGGCGAGCCAGCTGTTGCACTAAGAAATGTACCAAAGCTTGAACTACCAGTCGTTCCGACTGTTACGGATATACCTGTTGCCGGAGTCAAGCCAGTTATAGTCTCTAACGAGAACCCGCCACCACCCCCACCGATATGGCCGCCATAACCGTTGGAGGCAGCCAAACCACCTGCGCCCCATAAACGAACACGAACGCTAGTAATTCCAGTAGGTACAGTCCACGTTTTACTCGAAACTATAAATTCAATACGGCCAGTACCAAACACACCAGTAATAGGATTTGGGTTTGAACCAGCATAAGTTTGCAAGTTACTCATCAGATAAGTCTCCAAGTAGAACCGTTGAAAGCAAGATTTATTGAAGCCCCATTTATAGATGCAAACATATTTTCAGAAAGAGACATAATAGTCGATCCGTTTCTGGCGATCTGCAATGGGAAGGCTTGAAAAGAACCGACTGCATCAGCGATGCTAATACTTGCGCCTGTTGATGGAGAAGCAGGCAACGTAATTGTGAAACTTCCACCGCTTGTGTTCGCAAAAATATTATCTCCAGACACAGCAGTGTAGTTCGCGGTTTTTACGCTGAAACTGGAGCCCCCAGATGGCGCAGAACTTGCCCAAGTCGTACCATTTGATGTAAGCACATTGCCAGAAGATCCTGGGGCTACGAATTGGACTGCTGAAGTTCCATTCCCAAGAATGACGTTATTAGCGGTAAGTGTTGTGGCTCCTGTGCCGCCGTTGGCTACAGGTAATGCCGTACCAGACAGGCTGACCGCCAGCGTCCCGCTACTTGTAATTGGCGATCCAGCGACCGAAAGAAACGCTGGGACGCTCATTGCTACAGAAGTGACCGTCCCGCCTGAACCTGTTGCGGCAATCGTAATTGATCCTGCCCCGTTAGTGATTGAAACCCCAGAGCCAGCGGTCAGTGTGGCTTTGGTCAGTGTATTGCCAGCTGTGTTGCCAATGAGCAGTTGCCCGTTGGTGTAAGAAGTTTGCCCCGTACCACCGTTGGCTACAGGTAGGGCCGTACCAGAGTAACTGACCGCCAGCGTTCCGCTACCCGTAATAGGCGACCCTGCGACAGATAAAAATGCCGGAACGCTCAATGCTACAGATGTCACCGTCCCACCAGAACCCGTTGAGGACAAAGTACCCCCAGCGAAGCTAATACCGGAGCCAATGGTCACGGCTTGCATGGCGGTGCCGTTTCCATAAATAATGCCGTTAACCGAAGTGGTAAGCGTAATAGCAGGTGTGGATGTTGCGGTAGCCTGAGCGACGGTTCCAGCGAAACCATTAGCGGAAGCGACCGAGACCGAAATTTTATCGGTCAAAAGTCTTACCGTTCCGCTATTATCCTTGTAGTAAAGCTTGCCGTCCGTGTAGTTCAGCGCTAGTTCCGCGCCGTTGGCCGAAGACGTTAAATTTCCAGCCGTAGGTACAGCAGACGCCGTTCCACTGCCATAAATAAGGATTGGGGTGTAACCTGTTTGGGCCATTAGAAGGCACCTCCGTAAATGCCCGTGGTTGCTGTCACAGTTGTGAATTGTCCACTAGAAGCTGTTGTTGCGCCAATCGATGTGCCGTTAATCGTGCCACCCGTAATCGTCACACTATTTGAGTTCTGTGTCGACATCGTTCCAAGACCAGTAATGTCCGAACTGGGTATAGTTGCTGATGCCGTAAATGCTGATGTTCCACTACCTTTAACGTAGCCTGTTAAAGTCGTAGCTCCAGAGCCGCCATTTGCAACTGGCAGAGCTGTGCCAGATAAACTGACTGCTAGCGTTCCACTGGTTGTGATCGGGGTTCCAGTTACGGATAAAAACGAAGGAACCGTCATTGCTACCGAGGTAACCGTACCACCTGCAGCGGGGGTAGCGGAAACAGTGATACCACCTGCTGTATTCGTAATGGAGACATTGGTCCCAGCAGTCAACGTACTTAACGTGTAACCTGTGCCATTTCCGATTAGCAGTTGTCCATTAGTGGGAGCAGTCGCGCCGATGCCGGTTCCACCATAAGCCACGCCGATAGGCGAACCATTCCAGGTACCTGCCGTCAAAGTTCCAACACCCGTGATCCCGGTATAGGAACCAGAAAGACGAGCGGTGCCAAGAGTACCCGACGAAATGTTTGAGGCATTGGTTGTGTCCGTTGTAGCTGAAGCAGCTAATCCCGATACTGCCCCGGAAGAAATTGCAATCGATGTGTTCGTAACAGACGTCACACGACCATAGATATCCACCGCGAAAACAGGAACCTGAGAGGCTGATCCGTAAGTGGCCGTTGTGACCCCGGATGTAGCTAGAGCTATAGTAACCGCAGCAGCACCTGTGTAACTTGTTCCAGTTAAACCAGTCCCAATCGTTAACGCATTCGGATTCGCCGCAGTTATCGTTCCTGAAGCCCCAAGTGAAATAGCGGTACCATTTACGGTAATTGAACTGTTCGTCAGCATTGAATTGCCGAAGGTTCCCGAAGTAACCTGCGAGGCCGCGATTGCGATACTTGCGTTTGCGGCAAGCGTTAACTGCCCTTGTGCGTTAACAGTAAAGGTCGGAACTTGAGATGCAGAACCATAAGCGGCAGCAGTAACCCCTGTATTTGTAATGCTGAACTGGGTGCCAGAAAGAGTTAATCCCGTTCCTGAGCTGTAGATCTGCGCTGAAGACACCTGGACAAAGGTGATTGCAGTCGTCCCAAAGGTAATTATTCCCGAAGTGTTGCAGACGTAAGTCTCACCTGCCCCCGTATTTCCTGAAGTGACAAAGAAGGCATCACCTTCGCCCAAAGCGGTTGGGCTTTTAAGGCCATAGCTATTTGCATCAGTAGCTCGCGTGAGTACCCAAGCCACCGATCCACTGCCAACTGTGGTAACTGTGTAAATACCGTTTTGCGCAGGAGCGGCTTGGTTGTAGACCAGGATCCGATCATTTACTGAGGCTGTTACCCCATCCGGCGCAAAAGCCGCCAGGGTTCCTGCATTGGTGAGAGTCGCTCCAACGCCTGCTGCGCCGTTATTGTAGGTCGCTGTCAGTGCGGTTGGCGCTTCGTAGTTGACCGGCGTGTGATAAGTGATCCCTGAGGCCGCAATCGTGTCGACATACGACTTATTCGCGATGTCGGTTGCGCTGATAGGAGTCGTGCTGACCGTGCCCGATGTTGCAGCGATGGTGGTAAAGGTACCAGCCGCTGCAGTCGACGCGCCTATCACTGTTGCGTTGATTGAGCCGCCGGTGATCGTGACGCTGTTTGCATTCTGAGTCGACATCGTGCCGAGGCCAGAAACCTGGGTGTTTGTGATCGCGATATTCGTATCCGCAAAAGCAGTCAACTGCCCCTGAGCATTGACCGTGGCGGTCAACGTTTTGGATGCCGCTCCATAAGAAGCTGCCGTTACGCCAGTATTCGAAATAGCAATCGTAACCGGCGTTGACCCATCGTAGCTTGTTCCGCTTAAACCCGTGCTGATTGTGAGAGCATTAGGATTCGCTGCGGTAATAGCTCCTGACGCACCAAGAGCTACAGTAACCCCATTGTAAGTGACCGAGCTATTAGCCAGTTGCGCGTTAGAAATAGTTCCCGAAAGATTACTTGTCGGAATCGTCGCAGATGCGGTAAAAGCGGAAGAGCCATTTCCGATCACGTACCCAGTGAGCGAATTCGCACCGGTACCACCGTTACCCACATTCAGAATACCGGACAATACGATGTTCCCGCCTGTGGGGGCTGCGGGTAGAAATCCCGTGGATCCGGCACTGAATGTGACGACACCACCGGTAAGTGAAAATTGTTGCCAAGAACTTGAAGCGTAACCTTCGAAAGAATTTAGGGTCGAGTTGTAACGAAATTGACCATCAATCCCGCCTGGACGTTGTGCGGAGGACCCTGAAGGTAGCAGTACCGCACCGGTGCCGGGTAGCGTAGGATTGTCGGAGATAGCAATCGTCGGATTACCAGCGATCGCGTTGCCATTCGTTACATCGATTTGACTCGCGGTCCCCGCGATTAATCGCAACCCGGCGGTAGTACCTGCATCGACGAAAGAAATCCCGGAACCACCCAAGTTCGCGAAAGCTGCGGCAAGACCTGAAAGAGAGAGTGTAGGGTTAGCTCCAGTACCGTCAGCATTTGCTATCGAAAGACCGGCGCCTGATATGGCGATCTGTCTTGCTACGACCGTGCTGGCCGAATTCTTAACAATTATGCCGCTGCCTGCAGCCTCAAGCGACCCGGAAACACCGTTAAGCGAAATTCGAAGAAAAGAAGTAGCGCCACCATCTGTCAGCCCAAGACCAGTGTTTACGGCCAAATAGCGACTGTTCGATAGTGTGAGCTCCTGATTCATAGTCAAGAACGTTTGCGTTTGACTCGGAGTCGCAGCAATCGCGCTTGTAGTCGTCTGAACGGTCTGCCCGTTCTGCACTACTGGGACTAATTCTGAGCCAGTAATTGCACCCGCTGGCGGAAGCTGATTAATGGGGATTTGTGCGGCCATATCAGGTGCTCGGAGTCAAGGGGTTTATATTTCCGTTATTGCCCGGGGTGTTGTTATTCTGCGTAGAAGAGATCTGCAGATTGTTCCCTGTGCTAGTAACCAAATATTCGTTCGTATCTGCCACCGACACGTCTGGACGAGGAAAACGCAGGTTAATACGCTCGGTCTTTCTAGCTGGCAATCGGTACGGGTCGAACTGGTCGGCGCAACCCTGATCGCACACCCGAAGTCCCGGAAAATTAGGGTCTCTACGCATCACCGAATAAAAACGCTTCATCTTGCAACGATCGCAAATCGCAATCGCAAGAGAAGCATTACCGGTAGTGTCTAGAAAGATCGGCATTATCGAGTGTACACTGCAATGTTTGGCGCCCAATAAATCGGAGACTTGTCACGCTCTTCTTGCTCAGCCTCGTTGAAGAATCGATCAGCAAGCTCTTGCAGGTACTTCGCGCGGCCGACATCAACTCCGGGAAGCGAAAGCGACATATGCTGCGCGAGCATGTACTGAATGGCCATGCACCAACGATCAGGGATCTCAAGCGTGTTCGAAAGTTTACCCACGTCCTGGATAAGCCGTGAGTACCAAACGGTCATCTGAATGAAAGCGTCGCTCGGCGTTGGCCACAAATAGAGCGTGGGCTTTGGGATCGTGCGATCGAACCAATACTGGTAGGGCTGGTTCGCGGTAAAGTTTTTATTAGGCAAGTTTGTGTAATCGTCGCGGTTCAGACGAGCCATCTGAATCTCTCGGCTATTATTACCTAGGTAGAACTCTCTCAATGCAAGCGTGGTACCCCCGGAGGCCCGGACGCGGTATCCGGTGACATCCTGCCCCGGATCTATATCGGTCCAGAGCCACTGATTATCGGTCACGGTCACGGTCCCCAGGTCTTCAAGCGTATTCCAGGTCACACCGAGATCATTCGAGTATTCAAGAATCAGCGTCCAGACCGCATCACCACCCCCTGAAACATAAGGGAGAAGTCCGATCGAGCCTATGTACTGGGGGTTTCCTGAACCGTATTGAACCGAGATGTTACCATTCGTCGACGTTTGCTGGCAGAAAGTACTCGTATCACTATCAAAAGCAAAAGCCACTGTCCCACCCGCCGAGGTCGCGTACGTACCCGAGGGCCTATTCATCGTGCGATAGAGCACGTTAAGCGCGTCATTCGAGCCTAACGGTAATTCGTATTGGTACTGGTCGGGCTGAAGGCCGATCACGATCTTGTTGATCGCCCAATACTGGATGCCTTTGTTAATGAGCGCCGAGAGCAGAAAAGTGAGATTCTGCTTGGCCGATCGAGTCTGTTCGTTGGTAAGCTCTTCCGCGAGTTTACCGCATTTGCGAGCACCCTCGTCTATGAACTCTTGAACCGTTACTATTGTAGTGCCGACTGTACCCGAAGTCGTCATGAAAGTCCTTTACCATCCGGGGCATTTCCACCTGCGGAGACTTGCCTTAGCTCGTGGTGCATCACCCGATGCGTTCTTCACGACACCCGACATTCTAGCACAGAAACTATCCTTCCGTGAACCCCCTTGAGGCTGTGGAGCTTTCAGGTTCGATCCGGTTTCCCGGTTGTACTTGGCTCTTCCTTTTGCCGTGAGTCCTGCGCCCTCAGATGTCGCAAGCTTTTCACCACGCCCGACAGCAAGTGCAACACCGCCGCGCGCAAACTTTGCAGTTTTCGCAGAATCTCGGAAGGCCTTATCCGTCGGAGCACCAGCAGAACCGGGCTTCCGCATTTTCTCACCAGAGCCTTCAGCGATTCTAGCACGTTTAGCATTAATATTCGCATAAAGACCACCTTCGGCCATCTTTTCGGGAAGCTTA